CTTGACGTGGATGATAGGTAATTATTAATATTTTACATGCAGGAAACATCCAAAAACCTGCATGGACTGTCACACGACCCGCTACAGCGAGACATCAACAGACACGATTGACTCAAACTTGGTGTCCCACAAAGCACGTGGCAACTTTGGTGCTATGAAGGGCGGCTTATTCTTCCCTGCTGCATGGCGGTTTACTCGTTGAAACCCGAGTATCCCATCGCAAACTGCGGCGTAACAGTCTGCTAAACCATCTTCGTCAATACCGTAAACTTTCCACAAAAATGTGTTAAAGCAGTCAGGGTCGACAACATCTGCGTTAATAGTCATATCTTTGAGCTCAGCTGCAGTGTATTTGTATGCACACGCCTGATTCCTAAAATCGAGGAAAGGCGTGGCACTTAACTGTTCAGCTGTGTGTAAAAGAAGTTCTCGTACCCTGGACACGTGGCGATGCTCATAGGCGGCAGACAAGAGTTTGCCAGCCATATAATCATCATCACTCACCGATTTGTTGTTATTACAACGAATCGGCAATTTTGACACCACGCGTCCAAAAGATGGAACGGGGAAGGTCTTCTTGAAACTGGGCACAAAGCGTTTGCGTAAGAACGTAGCCTTTTCACGTGTATTGAAACACTTTCCTTGCGTCTTCATGCCAGATTGCTTCGCAACCTCTTCGAACGACTGTTCAATCAGTCGCCGATCCTGAGATGTGTACGTTAGTCCATCATCCCCGTATACCAAAGTAGTACTCTGCGTGATTTTAGCAAGCTCCAATGCTGCGAGTGAAGTGCAAGCATTAACATATCCGTTGCCAGTGGTTGTAGTAACCTCACCACTCCAACGTTGTCCCTTCACTCGACCCTTAACACCATACCTCGTGAATACCCTCACGCTGGTGTTAGAAGCAAACTCACGCACAAACCACTTTGGCGCGCCAAGTTTGTAATAAAACATGGCTTCCCATTTACGTACAGCGGCGGGTTGTGTTCCGTCGTTGTTCTTGAAATCGTTCTCAAAGACATTGCCTGAGGTGTGGTGTACTATATCAGCTATCTCGTCTGCAGTCATGCCAACGCAGTAAATGACTTCATTCCCCTTGTTCTTGGGGTTCGTCCTGCTTAGCTCTTCCGCAATACGACGAGACAAATAATAGACAACGGAACCCATTACAAGATTGTACATGTCGCCACCTTGGTAAACGACACGTGGCTGGGCTCCATCCTCTTTCACAAGAACCTCCGATTTCGCAAACACAGTTTTGTCCGTATATCCAGGCAAAGTGAAGTCAGCAGCATCAAGACACGCTTGAAGCCTCTCCCGCTTTTGCCCACTCATCTCGTCAAGATAAGTCTTGACCATGGCCGAATCAAGGCGTATCATCTCCCTCTCATGGATCTTGTCCATGAGAAGGTCATGGCCTCTCTTGAAGCCAGCGCCTACATCGGCCAATGGTGCATGATCGCATCTTTTCTTTACAGCCTGGAGAGTAGCGCCTTCATGCTGCGCAACTACCTGGATCGGGACTCCCTCAATAACAGCACCCTTAATCGGTGAAAAGGTGCCTTGAGGATCTGCCGCACGTGTAATGTTAACTGTGGG